TTAGGCGGTTGGCGCCTCTGTGAAATCCACATAAAACTTCTGGCCCACCGTGAACTTGCCAAACAACGCCGGGTTGGCAATGTTGATCGACAGGTTGGCACCGGGGGAGAACTTGGCAAAGGTGTTGTCCTCGTCGCTGCCGTCGTCCGGATATTTGGACGCGGCGACGGCGTGCATGGTCAGCGTCTCTTGCGATTTGGCCTTGTCGGGGCCGTAGAAGTGCTCCTGAACGAAGCCGACTTGGAGTTTTGCGCGCATGGTTCGCATGGTGGTGCTTTCAAAAAAGTTGATGTGCCAGCTTCTTAATCGTGGTGAGCCGGCGAAACCGGAAACACTACTTGGCTGGCACCACCCTCAAAGAGTCGTACTTGTCGTAGCAGGCGCCGAGTTCGGCGCGGAGGGTGTCGGCTCGGGCAGCTTCCCCTTCAAGAAATCCTGAATCCGGTCCTGAAAGCTCGGCCCCAGTGGCGCCTTGACAAGCGGGGGTATCGGCGGGCCGGCGTTCGGGACGCTTGCGCAGCTCACCAAGAGCAACAACGAGGCGAGCGTTAATGGCATTGATTTTTTCATCTTTGGCTTTCGTGATTTGGGCGGACGCCTCCTGCCGGCGCTCGCCAACGCGGAAGTTTTCCTTAGCGGCAGCCAGGTCGCGCTGGGCGATCACGCCCACGTGCGCCTTCCAGCCGCCAGCGGCACCAACGACCAGCAGCAAGCCGGCCAGCACCAGTTGCAGAGCAAGGCTCATGGGTAAAAAACCCGGTTGCCGGAGCCAGGCGCGCGGGTGGTCCAGTGGCTCCACCGCGGCGTGGCGCTGGGGTGCTCGATGTACAGGCCATGGAACACCAGGCGGTCCTGGTTGGCCATGAGCCAGGCGTCGATCTCGCCGTCAGGGTCGTAGCGGTCGACGGCCTGGCCCTGCTTGTGGCTGCTATTGGCGGCACCCTGGGGGCAGTCTTGCGGCCGGAAGCCGCCGAAAGTCTGGCCACTCACGCCGCTGCCAGTGGCGGGGTTGTCGGGGAAGGCCACGCCGGCATCGGACATTTCCACCTCCAGGGCTGCGCAGGCGGCCAGCAGCTTGGTGGCGTTCTGTTCGCGGGTGGGGGTCCAATCGGGAGAGTTGCGGTGCGGACCGACGTATTGGTTCAGGGTGATCATGGTGCGTCCTTGGTCAAAACTCACTGAGGGGAGCCGGCGCGCTCGCGCTTTCGGGTGGGCCGTGGCGCCACTGGAAGGAATCGGCGCAGAGCATGAAGAGCACGGCCGCGGCAAACAGCGTGACAGCCCAGTCAGGGAACTGCCCGAGCAGCGGAGCCAAGGCCAGGCCGCTGGCCGCCATCAGCAGCATCACGTACTGGATGCCAACCCTGAGGCGCACCTGCTTGTCGATCTTGTCGAGCCGGCAGATGCATACCGACACGATGGCCACGCAGATCAGGAATGTGATGCCGGCAGGCAGGTGGGCTGCGTTCATGGTTTGGGCCCCCTGAGCTGGATGAGCAGGTCAATGAAGGTGCCGACCTTGCGGCCGATTGCGGAGAGCACAGCGGGCCATTTGTCGGCCACAAACCCGAGGCCAAAGGACAACGGGGTAAAGAGCCAATGCTGCTGGACGCTGGTGAAATAGGCGGTGACCAGCATGGAGACCGGCACCGTCAGCATCACCGCCAACGTGGCGTAGCCGAAGAAGAAGAGGAAGGCCCCGAGCCGGCCACGGGTTTCCGCCTGCATCAGCGCCACCGCGGCGCCACCCATGGCACCTATGCCGATCACCACATAAGGCCCGACAACGGCCGCGACGGATGCGCTGAAGATCAAAGACGCCAGCATCGTGATGACGGCGACCGGCGTGAGATCTGTTTGGTTCATGGGCTGGGCGTTGCGCTTGGTTACAGCCCCACTTTATTCAGCATGCCGGCCAAAAAATAGGCCAAATTGCGACTACTTCTTTCAGCCAATGCGGTGGCGGCTGACCACACTTTGCGCCGCTGCCCGTCTCAAGTTAAGGAAAACTGAGACGATTTCAGGGAGGCTAGGCGGAATGCCCGCCACGGCCGCCATGAGCGTAAAAAAGCCCGCGTGCGGCGGGCTTCAATGAGGCGGGAGCAGGTTACTTCTTACATTCGAGCCAGGGTAGCGAGGTGATACTACCCTTCGTTATGCATTCGGGTTCTGTCGGGTTGGGCCAGAACATGAAGGCGGCCACAGCGGCAACGAACAAGATGGCGGGCAGGATCAGGGGCTTCATGCCGCTATTTTAGGCTACCGCCCGGCCGTTGGCCAGCTCGACATAAAATGCGGCCATGGATAAAAACCGCAAACTCAAGGTCTTTGAATGGTTAGTCATTGCCGCCTTTTGCGTTGGCGGTCTCTTTGCCTTCTCCGTCACCATCAACCGCCGCGGTGAATGCTTCGAAAAAGTTGTCGATGGAAAAATCGAGAAAGTTTACGTGCGCAACAGGCTGTACGGCTGGCCCTCAGAGGTTTACGGACTGGATAGGCCCTGCCGGTGAAGATTCGCCAAAAGCAGAATGATCACTTTCGCTGAGGCTTAGAAATTGACAGGGGACTGGATCAGCCCTGCCGCGTTCGCCCCACCAACAGAGAACTGCGAGTAAGTCTTGTTGTTGCTGACTCGGTTTGTGCCAGAGTCGTTGTAAACAGCCGCATCCAGCACGCCGCCCGTGATGCTGATGTCTGTCGATCCGTTCTGAAACCGCACCAGCCCAGCCGATGAGCTGTCGCCATAGATGTGGCAACCAATGAAGGTGTGGCCATTCGTCACGGCGTCAGCGAGGATGTTGTGGTTTCCGTTATGGTTGATATTGACGCCCGAAAAAATGCCGTGGCCGTTATTACCGCCGCCAACCAGCTTCACGCCGTAGGTGTTTTGGATGATCGTGCCGCCAGTGAAGATAGTATTCCCGGCGCCTATTTGCACGCCCGTGATGTTCCACGATGCGTTGAAGTTGCTCACCGTGTTGTATTCGGCGGCCGAATCGTTGTCAATCAGCAGGCCCACACGGTTTTCCGTGCCCCAGCAGTCGGTGATCTGTCCTTGGTCTCCTTTTGAGCCGGCGAACAGTCCAGCGGCGATGTGAATGCCGGCAGTCTGAAACAGGGTGGCACCGACCTCGGAAACGCGGTATTTGTTGCAGCCAGAGATAACCAGCCCCTCCTCTGCGCCCGTGTCGCCAGAGCTGACAAGCAACCCCTTCAGGACGACAGGGCCACGGAATGTCCAGCCGTCCACAGTGGTGGCGGTGAACATCTTCTTGCTAGGGTCGGTGTGGGTGATCGTGGCGCCCTTGAAGTCCCAAAGCTGGTTTGCCTTGATGGCAATGGTTCCGTCCATACGGTACGTGCGGGCGGAACATTCGACAACAGGAAAGACTGATGCAGCGACGAAAGCCGCTGACACATCACCCGAGCCAGTCGCGCCGAACCAGTCCACACTTACCGCCCCGGAGTAGATCCGCTTCCAGCGGCCCGAACCTGAAGTAGGGGCAATGACCGTTCCGCCGTCGTCTGCCGCAGCACTTGCGCTATCAAAATAAAAGCGCCCTCCGCCGCCATCGCCCGGAGTGAAATAGCCGAGCAAATCCACCTCGCAGTTGGGCGTTACGGTGAGAGATTTTAGGGTGGAGATATTTGCGACGATCATTCTTATGCGTCCTTTCCGCGTGTGTCGATATACCCGATAGGAACAATTCGTAAGGTAGTGGAGCCGGCGTTGGAGACCACCCGAATCTGGCTGCTCGCGTCAACGAGAACCTCTATCTGAGTGGAAGCTAGAACTAACCCAGCCCCCTGAGCACCTGTCTCCAGCGTGGTGAGAGGAGCGGCAGTATCACTTGCAGCCATCGACGTGGCAGCAGTTGGATTGATGTACACACCTATCGCGGCACTCGTGCGCTCGATGTAGATATTGCAAATTGCAATCGTATTCGGTGGGACGTTAAGAGTTGGCGTTGCCGGCGTCGTCCCCAAAGAGGTAGTTTCATAGTCAAGCGTCGGTGTTTTGAAGTAAAACCTATCGCCGACCTGTATGAATGGGCGGATCACCCCCCCAACACGCAACACCGAACCAATTCGACGCTTCGGGGTGTATCCAGCCGGCATCGTCGGAGCTGTGGACGAAAGCGAAAATACGACGTCAACAGAACCGTCTGAATCTTTACGGACCGGGAACGCGTGGTAAATGGCGTTTGTCAGTGAGCCGGTGTCAAGTCCACCATTCCCAGAGCCGGCGGCAAAGGTCGCGTCAAGCCGCTTAGTGAATGGACCTGTCAGCGACAGCATGTATGCGTTGGTACTGTCCGCAGCCATCCCGGAGGCGATGTCGATGTCGTTGGTGGCGTCAGACACGTTGTTTGACAACGTGAGCCCTGCCAGGTAAGACCGCAACACCGGAGGCGGCAATTGGTTCAACACCACGAAGTCTGTCCCGTCGTATTCGACGTTACAGAGCATGCTGGCAGCGAATGCGCCCACGGCGGGCAACTCCTTCGCGCCACTCGGACCATAGACCTTGAGCGACACAGCCCCGAGCCCGTTAACATTCAGCGTCGGGGTGGTCGAGGAATTTGCCGCATTGAATTTGACGCGGAACCGCTGACCCGCTTCAAGCACCGTTAGAGCCGGGACCAAAGTAAGGGTGTATGCCGTCGTGGTGCCGCCGGTGGTTCCTTTGTTGATATTCTCCTTAAGAAAATCAAGCATCGAGGCGAAGTCAACCTTCTGCTCCGCGTTGGTTTGAGTGCCGGATGTGACTTCGGCCGAGGTCGGAAGTACTGCTGCCATTTTTAGTTTCCTTTCACGCCCTGGATCTGGGCATCGATTAATCCTGTGGTGCCCACGCCAGCGGCGTACACCCCGATAAGAGGGCCGGAGGAGCCGGCCACCACCTTGTCCAACACCTTGTAGCTATCGGCTCCGCCAGGGGCCGCCTGCAAGGTCACCAGAACGTTTTTTATTGAACGGAATGACTTCGTGAGGGGCAGGCGCGTGCCGATCGCAGCAATGACCGCATCGTTCACATATTCGAGTTCGTCCTCGACATCGATCTGCAAAGTCAGCTCACGAATCGCGCCACGAACGGAGCCAGCCTGCGTGGTGATTCGCAGCTCGATATCTCCCTCGGAGATGTTCTCGATTGCGCCTGGCCAGGTTGCCCGATCGGTAGCAGCGGGCCAATACAGATCAGAATCTGCACCCCACGCATAGGCGTCGTCTGGCCCCCAGTAGAGGCCTTGCGTCGTGTAGCAGTACTCGATGGTGTAAGACTCACCTTCGACTTCGACCTGTAGAGTCAAACGAGCGCCGCGTTGATCTGCGCCCACGCGGTAGGTGGTCGTGTAGACCATTTGCAGATACGTCGATCCAGGCCAGACCAGAGCGGCGTCCTCTTTCCAGTAATTCCCGGTGTCTTGCCCCCAAAACAGTCCACCGGAATCATCCGCTACCAGGTCGCCACCACTCACGGTGCCGTTAACCTTGACGCCAGGAAAGCCCGCGGCCTTGTCGTCATACTCGTCAATCAAGTTAATAACGATAGGATCGCCAAGATTAGTAACTATGGGGGCAGCATTGGCGCTCTCGTTGCCAGACGTGTCTATCGCCTTTATCAAAAGCGTGACCTGACCAGGCGGCAGAATCTCGGGGGTCCAAGGGGATTCCGTGACGAGGCCAATGTGCAACGGCGTGGCGGTGCCCCAGGCCCTGTTTTGCGAATAGTTGAAGCGCACCTGGTAGCCGGCCAGATCGACATCCGTAACAGCCGACCACGCTAGCGACGTTCCGTTGATGGTGAAAAAAAGAACGTCCGACGGTGGTGCCGTCTTGCCGACCACCCGATGCACGACCAGCGGGCACCAGTCGCCCTTGCGCCCCAGCATGGTGACGCAGCGGCCACGGAAGAGCCTCACATCGCCGTCGACCAGAGCGCCAGTGAATGCCTCGACATCTTCACCACGGGACGGCGGCAAGACTTCCCAGTCGTCTGAAGTGTCGGCGGCGCTCTTGTGCTGCCACTCGATCTTGCCGCCGTTGAGTACATATATGTTGGTCACGGCCGCCCAGCTCAGGCGCACGCGGCTGATGATGGTGCCATCTCCAAGACGCTGCAGCACGTTTGTGCCGCTCTCGGCTACCACGTCGGTCACCACGGGGATGGTTATGGCGTCAGGCAAACTGCTGTTCGGCAGGTCCACCGCCGCGCTTGCCTTGGAATAATCCCACTCCCACACCTCGGGGCCGGTCTCCTGCAGGGTGTATGTCAGAGTGTTTTTGTCATGCTCACGGCGCAGGTTGGTGAAGACCTTGTTGACGTAGCCAGGCCGGCGCAGGTTGACATTGATTGTTTGCAGCGGTGCGCTGTCGTAGCCCTTGAGCGTGGTGCCTAGCTGCAGCGTCAGCGGCTGGCGGGCGCGCGTGAGGCGCTGCCAGGCGATCATCTGACAGCGGCGCGAGTCGTTTACCAGCTCAAAGTTGGCTTCCGCCGGCAGCGATTCGTCGCCGTCCTGGGCCTTATAGAAGTCACTGGTGATCAGGCCGTAGCCCGTGCGGATGTAGCCGTTCGAGGCGTCGACAAACTGCCCCTTGATGCCGTTGAACAGGTCGCGCTTGGCGGTGCGCGGCAGGATCGAAATTGCGGCGGAGTCCAGGGTATCTTCGTCAATGTCGAGGGTGGGCTCTTTGTAGTAGCCGGCAACGATCTGCCACTGGCCGCTGATCCAGACGGCGTCGCCGTCCATGGCGTCGAGGATGTGGTTGAAGTTGTCGAGCGGGGTGGCAGCGCATGTGAGTTGCCCATTGCAGGTGTAGCGGGCGCCGACCTCAGTGGCGCTGAAAGAAACCGCCTCGTCGGACACATTGGCGCTCGCCAGCAGCTCGTCGGCGTTGATCTCGCTGGAGAGCGTCTTGGGCGCGAAGCCGCTGTCGACGTTGAACCACCTGGCCAGGACTGGGGGGTTCTGCGTCCAGGCTGTCAGACCGGTACGCGGGTCGTAGGCCTTGGCGCCGCGCGTGACCGCGCTAAGGTTGGGAATGCCGATCTGGCCCAGGACGTTGAAGTCGGCCTCGACCACGCAGGTCAGGTAGCAAATGCCGGTTCCCTTGCGGGTGGCGTCCCATGCAGTGGGGATACCTGCCTGAGCCGCCGCAGCGATGAGCTCGGGCGCTGCGGTCTGGCCTGGGGCACCAAGGTATTTCTTGATGTAGAAAAGCGGCTGCCGAACGACGACGGTATATGTGACCTGCAGATCCAGGATGTTGCCATCGGGGTCCGGGTCAACGTCTTGCGTGGTGGTGAGTACATTGCCGACGACGGTGTAGCCAATGGTGTTGAGGTAAACGCCATCGCGGTAGCTGCGGACAGAGTCTACCCGCGCGGGCGCGTCGATCAATACGCAAGTGGTTCCGGCTGGCCCACCTGGGAAGGCCGTGGTGAAGTTGTGGCTGACGACTCGCAAATATTTGTCTGGAGCAACGACCGCACCACTGCCGTCGAGGGTGACGGGCTCATGGTTGAACATGACGGTCTCGACTTCATCGCACTCATGCCCAGCCAGCACGACGGCAAAGGCGTGGAAGTTGCGCAGCGGGCCGTAGGTGAACCAGCACACCAGCGGGCCGCTGGCCTCGTCGCGGCCCAGGATCATATTGCGCGGCTGGATGCCGGTGCGCAGAACGCTGGTGCGGTCAACCAGCCCGGCGTTATAGGCGGCGCGCTGCTGTTCGGCGGCGGCGCGTTGGGCGGCCTCTGCCTTCTTTTGCGCGCGGCTGGACATGGCGCTGCTGATGGCCAGAGAGGCAATAGTGAACACCACCTGGGTGACGGTGATGCTGGCGAGCCAGGTGGCGATGGCGGTGCCTATGGCTGCTGGCATGTCAGACCTTCCAGGCGGCGCTGGCCACCGAGATGGGGAGCAGAACCATGCCCTGCGGGCCAGGGGCCGCGATCTGGGCGCCTACGCAGATGCCCAGGGCCTGGGGGCCGTAGGGCTCGACCATCTCAAACATGACCAGATCGCCACGGCCGGCGAGTGCAGGCGTTTGCATCGGCTCGCCCATCACGGTACAGGTCAAGGCATGCAGGCCTCCAGCGGCGGCGATGAAGCGCGCGGCTCCGCGCTGGCTGGTGTATTTGCCGCGCCAGGGCGCGATGGCGTCTGTGCCCGTCATGGCAATCACCGCGCCGGCGGCGAAAGTGCAGCAGTCGTGCTGCCCCCATATGAACGGCGTGCGCTTGACGGCGGCCAGGTGCTCGGTCAGGCGGCGGGGCCAGTCTGGGTAGCGGGTCATCGCATCTGGCTTTCTTTGGAGAAGATGACGATTTCGGCGTTCTCCATCGCCTCGATGCCCAGGAAGAAGTTGTCGGTGGGATCGATGGTCAGTTGGTCGGGGTGGTTGAAAAGCAGCTTGCGGGGGCGCTGCCAATCGGCCATGCGGTTTTCGGCGGTGACCTTGATGGTGGCCGTCTGGCGGCCCAGCATGATCGTGGGCACGTCAAGGTGGCCCTGCCATGCCATGGGGTCCACGCACAGCGTGGCGCCGTCCAGGAAGGCCCACAGCACGGTTACGGGCCGGCCCTGATACTCCTCCTGCTGGGCCTGGGCCAGGGCCTCGTCGGTGACGCCGGATAGGGTGAAGGTCAGGCCTTCCACCTGGTCGGGCGTTTCGATGGTTTTTTCGATGGTGCCGATACCGCGGGCGGCCAGCCAGGTGTGACCGTCGTACTCGATGTTGAAGTCAGTGCCGGCGAGGTAAACGGTTTCGGAATCAAACTCCAGCTTGAGCAGCGGGAAGCACGGCACATGCTCGCGCTGGACGGCGTCGACAACATCGGAGGCCAAGCCGCGCGCGCTCATGCGAAGACCTCCTCAAACTCGATGGTGAAGGGCTCGTACATGGCGCTGCTGCGCGGGGCGTGGAAGACGTCGGACAGGACAAACAGTGCCGTGGGCTTGATAAGCGTGACGGGAGCGTCTGCCAGCGCCTGGGCACGCAGCCGTGAGGGAATGAGCACCGTCATTTCGCCGGAGCCGTTGGCGGTGGCAAGTTCGCAGTTTTCAATCAACTGGCCGTTGATGGAAAACATGTCGCCAGCCAGCAGCGTGGCGCCGGCGCCGCAGCCCTTGAACACAACACTGATGCCGAACTGGGCCACGGTAGTTTTAACAGCCACGCCGGTGGTGGTGATGGTGCCGGCGGGCACGCCCTGGGCATCGGCCACGCCAAACTTGCGCATGTCCCATAGGCTGACGCGGTGCTCTTTACCATTGAGCTTGCGCAGGAAGCCGAGCAGCAACTGCCGGTTGACGGACTTGTCCTCAGGAAACATCATGGCCATCTGCCAATGGGCGCCAGGCTGGCCGCTGGTTTGCTGGCCGCCGCCGAGCACCGAGCGCTCGACGATGTCGGTGTTTTGCAGCCATAGGTCGGCCTGCTGCGGCACAAAGGCCCGAGTGCTGGGCCATGCGTAGGTGGTCATCCGAAGCGCCTCCGGCGGTTGCCCTCGACCACGTCGCCAACAGCCTCGGCACGGGCGCGGCGGTAGCCTTCATAGGCCTCCGCGCGGCTTACGCCGGCGCCGAAGCTGTAGTTGTTGATGACGGTGCCGCCGACCTTCTGGCCCTTGGTGTGGTCAGTGACGGTTTCGTCGGGGTGCAGGATGGCCATGAAGCCGCCCTTGCCGTCAATGCCGCCAGCGCGCAGGCCTGGGCCGGTGCTGCCGCCGCCGTCAAAGCTCATCAGGCGGTCCATACGGGCGAAGTCGCCTGTGGCCAGTGCCGTGGTGTCGCCGGCACCGAAAAAACTCCCAGCAAGGCCGAACAGGTCGGCGATGCTGGGGCCACCGCCGAGGCCCTTCATCGCGCCGGACATGGCGTCCTGGCCCATCTGGACGATTGGACTGATGACGGGCTGCAGGATGGCCTTGGAAAACTGGGCCTTGAGTTCGCTCAGGAAGACATCGCTGAAGCTCTTGCTGTTGCGGAAACCGTCCAGCACGCCGTCGCTGATGCTTTCGCTGATGGTCTGGGTACGACGCTTTGCGTCTTCGGCCTCGGTGGCGAGGATCTCCTTCTGTGCGGAATCGCCATTGATCAGGCGCTCCTGCCGCAGAAGGTTGATCTTGCGCTCCAGTTGCGCGACTTCGGCCTCGTTGCCCTCGACGCCCTGGGCGATAAGCAACAGCTCTTCCTCGCGGGCGATGTTGGCGTCCAGACGGGCCATGCGCAGCAGGTTGATCGCTTCGGCGCTGAGGCCGATTTCCTCATTTTGTTCGCGCAGGGCCTGGTTGCTCTTGACGAGTTGCTCGTTGTCGGCCGCCAGGGCCTCCAGGTGCTTCTGGGTAATTTCGGCGTTCTTGGCGCGGGCCTCGCCGATCTTCTGCTCCAGCTCAAGCTGGGCTTTGATGGCGGGCTGAAGGCTCAGCAGCTTGGCCTGCTCTGCCGTCAAGGTCTTGAGGTTGATGGTGCCCTTGGCATACATCGTGTTGAGGCGGTTCCAGTCCTCGGTGAAGGTGCCGGTGAGGCCTGCAAGCTCCAGTACCAGCTTGGCCTGCTCCTTGAGTTCCTTGTTGGCCGCCGCGGCGCCTGAGCCGTCTGACACTACAGGAGCCTGCGTCTTTGCGGTGGCCAGGCGGCGCCGGCGCGTGAGGGCGTCGCTGGTGTCGCCGTTGTCGCGCAGTGCATCCGTCGCTTGCCGAATACGCGAAACCTCTAGCAAGTCATCAATCTTGAAAATGTCTCGCTGAATGGAGTCAGATTCCCCGCGCTTGTTTGCCGCCAGGCGCCTGTCCAGTTGGCTCACGAACTTTTGGCTTTCGACCCTGGAGGCGAAGGCCTGCGCCTCGCGCTGCTTGTCTTGCAGCGCGCTTCGTTCTCCCAGCAGCTTGTTGATGTCCTGGCCAGGGTTGCCCGTGAGGCTTGCGCCGCGCATGAGCCCAAGCTTTTCCGCTGCCATTTGCAGGGCGGAAAGCCCAGGCACCAGCGAAACAACGCGCTTGATGCCCTCCTCGATAACCGTCCATACCTGTCCGGCAGACTTGAGCTTCAGGAACGTTTCCAAAAGATCGTTGAGTGTCGGCAACAGACCGCTAGCAAGCGAGACCTTGGTGGCTTCGGCATTGAGCTCCAGCTTTTTCAGGTTGTCGTTGAATTCAGCGGCTTGCTTTGCCACCTCTGAGCCGTACACCGCGCCCAGGCCGGCAGCCTCTTTGCGCAGCCTGGCGATGCCCTCGCTGCCCAGATTGAGCAGCGGAATCATCTCCTCGCCGGACTTGCCGAATATCTTCTGCGCCAGCGCCGCCTTGGCCGCACCATCCTCATAGCCGGCAAAGCGGTCTGCCAACTCTCCCAGGATCTCATCCTGACTGCGCAGGCCGCCGGCGCCATTGGTCACTTCGATGCCAACCGCCTTGAATGCCGCTGCGGCCTCCTTACCGCCGCCCGCGGCTTCCGCCATGTTTTTGGACAGCTTAGTCAACCCGCCGCCGAGGGACTCGAAGGAAGTGCCGGTCACTTCACCGGCATAGCGCAATGCGCTCAGATTCTCGACAGTGATGCCGCTCTTTTCGCTCAGGTCATCCAGCCTGTCCAGCACATCGATTGCACCCTTGAGCGTGGCCGCGCTGAATACACCGGCGATGGCCAGGCCTATGGAGCCGAATTTCGCCGGGAGCGCCTGCGCCTGAGCGCCCAGGCCCTGCAGGTTCTTCTTGGCCGAGTCAAACGCTGCCTTGGTCTGGTCAACCGCTGAGAGGGCAATTTCTGCTTTGGCCATTATTTAGCCTTCGCCTCGTCGAAGAGACGCATTGCCTCGGACTCCATGGCCTGCACCATGTCGACTACCTCTACGCGCTGCGATGGGGGCACACCCTCCAGATCCAGAAAGAACGGCAAAGACGTGTAATCCAGCCCGAGCAGGCCGCCCATGCCAGCCACGCGCCACTGGGTCTTGCGCATGCGCCCGAACACATTGAACGCGTACACGTTCTCCGGCCATATGCCGTGCACATGGGGTGCAGGTGGCGCCTCGAGCTTGAGACCCATGGCTGCCAGCGCTGCGGAGGTAGTTGAGGTATCTTCCCATCCGTTAATCAGTCTGCTGACAGCCTCTAGGAGTTTTTTCTTTTGGAGTCCGTGAGTTCGCTCAGATAGGTTCTGAAAAACTCGCCACGCGACGGCGTGAAGCGGGCGAGGATGTCAGACAGGGCCGTCACCGAATACGGCACCGCTTCGCCTTTTTCGTCCTGAAACCCGGTCCATGATTCGATGACTTCGTCCAGATACTGGACATCGTCAACAGTCCCGGACCTCGCGATCCAGGCCCTGAGTTCGTCTCGGTTTTTATAGCGGTAGGTGACCTGCACGACGATGGGCGCCGAGAGGCCGGGCCGGCTGAGCGGCACGGGCGCAACAAAGGTCGGGTCGGCTACGATCTTGAACATGCGAAGCCGCCTTACTTGCAGTAGATGATGATGTCGTCGTTGCCCGTGCTGGGCACGCTGCGCAGGTCGTAGCCGATCAGGCGGCGGCCATTGACATCCGTCTTCTTGGGGTTGATGAGCTGGGCGGCCGAGAGAAACACACCCACGATGTAGCCGGAGGTGGTGCCATGCTCCAGGCTGATGGAGGACAGCGTGTTGGCCTTCACGCTGGCCATGTAGGTGACTTCCTGCGCGGCGGTCAGGTCCATCTCCAGGCTGCCGCTGACGGAGCGGCCGGTGATATCGATGTACTCGGCGCCCAGCAGAGGGGTGTATTGCACGTTGTTGCCTACGTCGACCTCCAGGCCACGGCTGGTGAAGGCGGTGCCGCCGGTGACGATGCCGGACGCGTAGGTGCCGCCGAACTTCACGTCGGCGGTGTTGGGATCGGTGATCACCAACGGAGTCTTCCAGCCCGTGAGCGTGGTGCTGGGGTTGGCGGCGGCAGTCAGGCCGCCATCCTTGCCCGTGAAACTGAACTGCATCGTCGGGCGGCCGGAGATGGACATGCTGAGTTTCACCGTGCCCTTGGCGCCGAGCAGTTTGTGCAGCGCGCCATCGTCGTAGTAATAGATGGTGGCGCTCTTCTGGCTTGCCGGGGTATCGGGGGCGTAGCCCTTCCAGGTCACGGTGCCTGTCTCGGCAAAGCCGCAGGCGCGCAGCAGTTCGCCCCATGGCGCGGCGGTGCCGGCGGTGCCGGAACCGGCCAACTCGACGGTGAAGCTGACCTCCACGAACGCGGAACCGACGAGCTGCTCGGATGCGCCGAAGTACGGCCGCACCAGGTCGCGGTCCACGTTCTGGGCATTCAGAGGATTGATGTTCTGGTCGGAAACCAGCAACGCATTGGCGGCGCCGGTGGGCACGGCGTCGGTGCCCTCGGTGGTTTCGATCTTGGCGAGAATGGCCGAGTTGCGGGTATAGCGTCCCATGATTTACTCCAGAGTGAGGTTGTTGGTGCGGTGCATGACCTTCAGGGTCAGGGTGACGCAGCAGAGGTTTTCTGCAGCCGCGGCAAAGTCGTATTCGAGTTCGGTGGGCATGAGGTCCATCACCAAGCCGCCCAGCGTCGGGTCCTGAGCCAGGCGGGCGTATACCTTGGCCAGCAGCGCGTCGACGGCGGCGTCGCCGCTGGTGGTGCTGGTATGGCGGGCATAGCACTCAATGGCGATGCCGGTGTCCCAGTCAACCGGCGCGTTGCGGATGGCGAAGCGCTCGATGTTGTTGGCGCCCTGGATGCGGACCACCACAGCGTCGGCCATGTCTTCCGTCACCGGGCGCAGCCTGGCACGATCCACCACGGCCGATACAGCCGTGGCCGCCTGCAGCGCCGTGACGATTGCCGCGACGATGGTGCCGAAGGCGGTCATGCTTTCTCCAGGAAGAGTTGGCTGACGCCGGTGCCGTCTGGTTCATGGGCCGCCACGGTGAAACTGAGGGCGATTGGGAAGCCCGGTTGACTGCCCTGAACGACCAATGCTTTGCCCTCCACCGAGGAAGGCACAGCGCTGGTGGCTATGGTGGCGACGGGTTGCGTGGAGGCCATGCCGGCCCCGCCCACGTCGCCAAACTGATAGGCCCTGTCGAAGATCAGCCGCACCTCGACCCCGTTGAGCGTTGCATCAACTGCAAACTCATCGGTGTCGAAAAATGTGGCGAAGTCCTCTTCAAAGGCCATGGTCAGCTTTGTTTTGCCAGCGAGTTGTAGTAAGCGTCGAAGTCGTCGCCGAACTTCGCGCGCATGGCCCCGTCCTTGTCCCACGCCTCGCGGGCATGGGCTTCGGCTTTGGCAGCGGCTTCCTGCAGGGCGTCAGCTTCAGCGCGGGCCTTTGCCTCGGCTTGTGCAGCCGCTGCTTTGGCCTTTGCTTCGGCCTCGGCGCAGTCAGCCAGGCCTTTGGGCAAGTCGTCGTTGCAGAGGAAGACTTCCCCTACCTTGAACTCGACAGGCTCAAGGGCCGTGTACCAGCCCTTCTGGCGCTCAATGGCCTTGAGCGCGTGCTTGCGCGCGCCGACCTGGGTCGGGCTGAGCCCCAGGACCGAGCCAGAGGGCAGGCGGACGACGGTTTTAGCGGTGTATTTCATGGCGAAATAGACCGCGTCAGATCATCGTCACCAGGCAGGCACGCTGCCAGTAGCCATAGCCGACGTTGCGCCAGCTATCCAGGCCGAACTGCCATGCGTCGTTGTCGAACTCGAACTCCGAGCCTTCGGCCTTGACTTTCAGCTCGGTGCCCTTTTCTTCCTGGCAGATCAGGCCCTTGATCGGGCTGTCCACACGGTGCACGGTGAACTTGTCGGTCCAGCTGGACAGGCGGGGGTTCATGACCACGCTGATCTTGAGACCGGCGATCATGTTGGGGTTCAGGTTCTGCTGCAGGGCGGCCGTGGTGATGGCCGTGACGGCAGCGGAGGCCGTGAGGAAGAGGCTCACCGGCACCTTGACGATGAACTCCTTGGCGTTCTCGTTCATCGGCTCACCCTTGTCGTCCTTGAAAGACAGGATCTGCGCAATGCCGGCGAGCATGGCCTGCTGGAACTCTTCCACCGAGGGCGCGGTGACAACGCCATGCACTGCCGCTGGCAGCGTGGAGATGTCCACCGTGATGGAGTTGCTTTGCGTCCCGGACTGTCCTTCGACGTGGTCGGTGTCGAAGAAGTACTGGCCGTCGTAGCACACGGTGCTGGCGCCATTGAGCAGCAGCGTGGACAGCAGGCTGGCCCAGTGGGTGATGGAACGGTCGGCGAATTCCTGCACGCGGGCCTCAATCTGCCCCGTCTTGTCGCGCCGGGCGTCCTTCACGGCAATTTCGAGGGTGGCCTCGTAATGCTTGTTCGTGATGGCCATGCTGTTGCTGGACAGGCCCTTGGCCTGCCGGCCGCCGATCCATTCGCGGAAGCCAGGCGACTGGCCCAGGAAGGCGTAGGTCTCGCTGGACTGGTCGGAGCCGAACATGTTCGACAGGCCGGCCACCCAGGGCAAGCCGGCATTGGTTTCAAGCCGGGCGAAGTACATGCCGCGAATCGCGCGGCTGGAGAGGATGCTTTGGTCCATGATCTTTTTCCTGTGTTGTTCAGTGGATGTTTGAAACTGCGTTCAGTCGGCTCAGTTGCCGGTGGCCCAGGTGCCGCGCAGCGAGCGGACGATGGGGCCGTTGGCGTCGCCGGTGCCGAGCACCACGTAGTCGCCGCGGCGTGCGGTAGCCTTGGTGTTGCCCAGGGCGGTGTTGTCCGTGCCGGGGAGGTCAGGGCCCTGGATCTTGTCGGCTGCGGCCGGGCTGATCTTGAGGAATACCGCGCCGAAGGCGGCGATGTTCACGATGGCGCAGTTCACAGGCGTGGCAACAGCCGGCAGGGTGACTACCTTGGCGTCGGTGTCGACGAAGAAGGCCTTGCCGTTGTCTTCGATGTCCAGCGTCTTGTCGGCGCTGATGGTCTCGCGCACCGAGTAGGCATGCCATGGGTCCTGGTAATTCAGGGCATCGAACGCGACCACCACCACGCCGGCGCTGACGAAGCGGTGCACGAAGCCGACGAAGACCGTGCCGACTGGGGAGAAGGTGAAAGTGTCGTCGTCGCTCGCGTAAACGGGCTGGCCCCCGTCGGTGATGACCGCGCCGGTTACGGAGAGTTGGATCTTGCCGCTCTCGATCGTGCGCACGTTGATGGCGGCAGCAGCGCCGGCCGAGTTGTCGGCCTTCGATTCGGCGAAGCCACCGAACCGGTCGGCGGAGGTCAGCGGGCGGGCGTGGCCTGTGCCAGGCACGATGCCGACGGCAGCGCCTTCGTAGACGATGTCACTGGCGATGACGGGGAATTCGTTGCGCGTACCGATTTCGTAGGCGCGCGGAGCATTGACTGCGAGGGTGGTCATGATGGTTTCCTTGTGGAGTTGTTCGGTTTGAGTCGGCGCGGTTACGCGGCCTTCTTGCCCAGAACGCGGACCTTGCCGCTTTCTTCGGCCTTCACCAGGGCGGTGTAGTGGCTCAGGCTGGAGAATTCAGCGCGCAGGTTTGCGTCGCCTTCCCACTGGGCCTTGCAGCGCTCTTCGACCGGCAGGCCTGCCAGGCGCTTCTTCTCGGCGTCTTCCTTGGCGGAAGCCGAGGCATCAACTGCCGGCGGTGGGGTGCTGGCTACCGGTGCCGGTGCATCGGTGTTGCTGGCGGCGCCTTGCTTGACGCGCAGGTCGCGCTCGGCTTTGTTGACGGCGATCGCGGCGTCGCCACCAGTCGTCTTGCCGTCAAACTTGAGCCCGGCGATCAGGGCTTCGTGGCCGGGAATCAAGGCCGATTCAACGGCCTGGATGCGGGCACGCTCGGCGGAGGCGCCGGTGGCGAGGAATTCGGTTTGCAGTTGTGCAAACAGAGCGGGGTGGTCTTTTTCAAGGGTAGCGCGGTCCATGGTTGGAGTCCTTTGCGTTGAGGTTGCGGAGTGTTCGAGCTGCACCGGCTCGGCGGGTGGTGCAGACGCCTGCGCACCGGCGGCTTCTGCGGAAGGTGATGGGAGGCCGCCCAGTGCGAATACAGCCTTCTGGCGGCGGGCAAACTTTGCGGGGTTGGCGGCGAGTTGCTCGACCATGGCGTCGACGGTGGACATGCCGTCCACCAGGCCGTGGTCTATGGCTTGCTGACCGATGAAGACGCGACCGTCGGCCATGTTTTCGAGCACGGCCTCGGGAGTGGTGCCGCGGTAACCGGCCACCGCATCAACGAACACGGAATACAGGTGGTCCACGTGCCCCTGCATGTAGGCGCGTCCCTCGTCGGAAAGCGGGCCGTTGGCGCTGGCGATGCGCTTGTATTTGCCCGCGGTGATTTCGGTGACGGTGCCGTTTGACCTGGGGTCATAGCTGTGGCTTGCCACCACGCCAATAGAACCAACTTGCACGGTGGGGCCGCTGATGTAGACGGCATTTGCAGCAGCCCCAACCCAGTAGGCGGCGCTTGCCAGAGTCGCTTCGGTCACGGTCACGATGGGTTTGATGGCGGACAGCTCGCGCACGGTTGCCGCGAGTTCGGGCGTGCCAAAGACACTGCCGCCAGGGGAATCGATAGACAGCACGATGGCGGTAACACGCGGGTCGGCAATCGCGCTTTCGATCTGGGTGTTTGCCAACTGCGTGGAGACGCCGCCGCTGATGCGCATGAACAGGTTGGCCTTGGGGGCCATGACACCTTCAAGGCTCAGCACGGCGACACCGCCCTGCATGATCTGGTATTCCTGCTGCTCGTTGGCCAGCGGACGGCCCAGTCGCGCCTCAATGGCGTCTACGTCGATCTTTTCGCCGCGCAGGTGTGTGGCGTAAATAGCCTGGATCTCGCGCAGCTTTTCCGGCGCGATGGCCCAAGGTGCGGTGATGAGGTCGAGCAATTTCATGGATGTGACTGTAGAAATTCAGGGCTGAAAAAAATAGGCCAAATTGCGACTACTTTTTCTGACGCTGTGGCGGTTGGGTCTCAAGGTCGGTGTCGTCGCCATTGCCTGGATCGGAAGGCGCTGCCGCTGCCGGCACAGACCCAGGCATCGCGGCGGGCGCCGTGCCATCGCGTTTTTGCATGGCAACCTCCTTGGCGCGCTGGCGGTGTTTGGCTTCGAAGTCCTGCCCGTCGTAGGCGATGGACTCAGCCTGCAGGGTGCTTACCCCCATGGCTACGCGCTTCTCGGCGGCGGTGATCTCCTTCACGGGATCGACAGACCCAGGGCCGTCGCCGGTCCACATGGAAGCGCACCAGGCGGCGCGAATCGTCCGATCTGCAAAGAAGCCGGGGCAACTGATACGACCGGCAGACACTTCGTTGGCCAGCCAGAGTTCCAGCACAGGCTGGCACATGAGCTTTGCGAGCTTCTCGCGGCGCTGGCTGAAACCGCGCCAGGCCATCAGCAGCGCGCCGCGCGCGGCGGTGTAGCTGCTCTGGAAGTGCATGGTGAGTACTTCATGCGGCATACCCAAGGCCATACCGATCTGACGCACCGTCGCGTTCCAGAAAGGATCGAACTCCGGGTTCGGCCTTCCTGGCGTGACCATGTTGGCTTTTTCCCCGGGCAGCAGGTTCACGGCCTTGCCGCTCTCCATCTTGCCGGACCACTTCTCTGCTGAGTTGACCAGCTTGGACGCTGCCGTGTCGTCGTAGAGGTCGCCGAACGCCTCGGCGTCCATCTCCATGAAGATGGCAAAGATACTGGTGACGACGGCGGCGTTGAGCTCCGCGTCGCTCCACTTCTGCAGTTGCTTGAGCGGCTCGATGATGGGCGCGATCCATGGCACGCCGCGCACCTGGCCAGGCCGCAGTACGTCCATGAGATGCAGCACATTGCGGCGGTCTGTGTCTTTCCCTCGAAGTTGGACTTCCGTCCATTCATTGGTGCCGCGCCAATCACCAGGATGGTTCTTGGAGACGTGAATCGCGGTTGGCGTGCCCGTCTCGGGATCGAGCACCACGCCGTCCTGTAGTTTGTCGCTATCCTGCTGGCCGCGCGGATTGCAGACCCGGTCGGCCTCAACCAATTGCAAGACGAGCATGTCCTCGCCGTTGCGCTTGAGCATGGGCGTGAGGACGAAGCAATCACCGCTTTCCTTCCATGACCGATACGCCAGTTCTACTTGGCTGTAGAAATCGAGTTGGCGGCGGTAGTCGCAGTCCGGCGAGTCGGCCCACGCCTTGAAGCGCCACTTCGTGTCCTCCATCCATTCCTGCGCGCGCTCCTCGGAAATGCCCAGGCGCTTGGCATCAATCGCGGGGGTGTAGCTCAGACCAGTGCCGACGACATGCAGCACGTCGGTGGTGAGCGCGCCCAGAGCAACGGGCGCATTGCGCATCTGGTCGCGGCTGCGGTCGCGCAACATGGGGAGGTCTGGCGAGATGTCGACCTGCGGCGAACCACCGCCAGGATTCCATTCAGCGGTGGCGGCCCTGTCTCGCCTCGCACCGATATAGCCGCCCATGCCACGGCCCACCGCCGCGGTGGCTTCGAAGCGCACTCGCCCCTGGAACATGCGTTGCGCAGTTTTCGGAGCGATAAGGGAAAGCGCCCGTTCGATAACGGTAGGCTCGAAGCGTGGGTTCGGGCGCTTGGATGCGTCCATGATCAACCCGCAACAACCACGGTGCGCGCACGTCCGCGACCGGCGGCGCGTTCAGTGAGTTGCTTGACGCGATTGTTCCAGAGGTCGATCCCTGCCTGTATCTCGGCCAGGTTGGCGCGTGTCCATTTGCGCCCGGCGATTTCATAGGATTGCCCCGAAAGGACTTTGGCCTCCGCGCTCAAGTAGAGGGTAAGTTGGGCTTGCGCCGTTTCAAGTGTGATGCCTGCCATAGTTGACGCAGTCTAAAAACTGGCGTCACGAAAAAATAGGCCAAATTGCGACAACTATTCAGGCGCGCGCCGCTTGAGGTATCGGTACAGGGTTGCCCGATGAATGCCGCCGGCGTCGGCAAGCACATCAGTGGAGACGGTGGTGTTCGCCACTGACAACGCCTCGCGTACCACCTTCTCGCGCTGCTCCGGTGTGGGGTGCTGCTTGCGTTTTGCAATGCGTGCACGCAGGCCGCCATATCTCATGCGAACAACCTGCTCGATCTCTCGGCGTCGCTCCGGTGTGAGGTCTGGTGTCGTCTCTGCGACCAGGTTGAGGATGACAAGAACGATGTCAACGTCCCGGTCGATATCTTCCGGGCGACTCATCTGCCGCCCCGACGGCTACCAGAGCCCAACGTGATCTTGCCGTCGACAACCTTTGAGGGCTCTTTGGCCGGTGCTGCAGGGATCTCTGTGGCGCGGCGCGGTGGCGCACCGTCTTCTATTGTTCCCTGGAGTGCACGCGTTTGCACTCCAGTCTGATCCTCGGTCTGCGGAGGTGTATCAGCGGCAGCGAAGAGGTCCTGGCTTATCGGTGTGAGGCGGTCGCGCAGCAGTTGCCAGCCGTGTTCGGTCTTCTTATGCAGACCGAGAAAGTAGGCCGCACCAAGGTTGTAGACCTCTAGGTCCAGCGGCTCATTGGCCTCGCCCTTCTTTTGCTCCCACCAACTGACCTTGCGCCCGCGCTTGTAGCCATAGGTGCGGTACTCGGCGACGAGGCCCTTGAAGTAGCTCTCGGGCAATTCGTTGGAAAAGTGCACGGCGCCAGGGCCTGATGTCTTCGCCCAGCGGGCCTGCAGGTAATCCTTGGCCGTGTCGCCCCCCGTGAACCAAAGTTGCGCACCTTTTTTCTCCGTCTTGCCGCGCCACGTGTAGTCCACCAACGTCGGTTTGGCGCTCAGGATGGGACGGCCCGGGCGGCTTGCGCCTTTAACCGAGAAGATATTCCGACGGCGGCGGATGGCGGTGAAGTTGTAAACGTCCTGTGAGGTGCCAGCCTTGCCGTCAGCATTGATAAACGCAGCGGAGATATTGAGCATCTGGCCACTGGCGTGCCGGTATCTCCCCTTGAGCAACTCATCAGCGCGATCCCATGTGCTGTGCTCCGATGGCGCGCCATGGATCACCTGGTAGTCCACAACCCAGCTTTCCATGCCTTCGCCCCATGCCTTGACCTTCATCTCCAGCCGGTAGGCTTGGCAGTCGATCGCCGCGGTGAGCACAAGCCCGCCGGCCGGCACGGTCCCCAACTTGTAAGGCTCTGCGCGGTTGAGCAGCGCATCGTATCGAGTCGTCTCTTTCGTGCGGGCCCAGCATTGCGCCAGCCGTGTGTTGTAGAACACGATCATCGACTCTTCGCTGCCGTCTTCCAGCTTCGCCTTGGCCGCCTCGTATTGCTTCATGAGCGATATCCATGGCAGCCAGCCGTAAGGCAGGAACATCGCGGAAATCAGGAAGCTTTCGGTTTCGCCATCGCCAGGGACGCCTTCACTCCAAAGCCCACGCGCGAACATGCGCGACTTGTCGCCCTCCTCATGCAGGCCGCCGCATTCGCTGCAGGGGTACATGGCGCGCTTGCCGTCGTCGCTGACGATCAGCGTTGGATTGCCATCTGCGTTGAAAAATTCCATCGGCTGGGCCGCACCGCAATGGATGCATTCAAACAAGGCGACACGTTGGGTGCCGGCCAGGTAGAGCGAGTTGATGGCTGACTCGCCCTCAATGGTGGGCGAACTGGGGTAATACGATTTGCGGTCCTTCTCGTGCGAGGTCTGCCGGGTTTCCGCCAACTCCTTCGGGTCACCCTCGCCGCCCACGTTGTCCTTGCTGCGGTCGACCTCGTCGTAGACCACATAGGTCACGGACAGTTCCGACAGGTTGGCCGCTGCGCCGGCGGTGGCGATGTAGAGCGCGCCGCCGGCATAGGCCTTGATGTCGTTGTTGTTGGTCGATACGCGCGAGCCTGGGCGGGCAAAGCGTTCGCGCAGCACCGGCACGGCCGCCACGGTCTTGTCGATCCGAGCAGCCGCGCGTTTATGCAGCTTGCCCGTTGGCACCAGCCACAGGAAATTCTTGGGGCGCTGGTGGACTGTCTCCCCCAGGAAGTTAAGCGCCACCTGCGTCTTGAGCATCTGCGACGCCCCCTGCACCACCACGCGTTTGCATGGATTCGACGGTGCCAGCGCCTGCATCACCTGCCGCGCGTGAGGCGTGCGCGATGTCTTGTAAGGGCCAGGTTCCGAAGCGCCGGACTCTTTCGGTACCACCATGAAGGTGTCAGCCCATACGTCGGGCGACAGATTAGGGTCGGGCTCAAGCCCGCGAGCGATGGCATCCAGCAGGACGTGGTAGCCGTCGCTCAGGTCGCTCATATCGCAGTCACCGCGGCGGCGCCGATTTTCTCGCGGAAGCTCTTGGACAGCAGTTCCTGCAATGCCCGGTTATGTCGGCGCAGGATGTCGGCGCAGGCGTCGGCGTTGTTCACCGATGCGAGTTCGGCGGCCAGGCTGTTGACCGAGGACTCCATGGCGTCGCGTAGATCGCGGCCGACTTCGAAGCCAGCCCGGGCAACATCGGCCGTGATCAATATCTCGCCGCGCAGTTTCTTGAGCTGGATCTCCGACGTTTCAGCGTCGGCCATCTCGCGCCGGGCCCTGGCCGCGGTATAGCCGTCGGGCAAGGCCGTTGCTGGCGCGACTGGAGCGGGTGCCGCTGGTGCATCCGTCTGCACCGGCGACGCGCCGGCCAGCATATCCGGCGTGGCGCCTGCCTGGGCCTGCGGGCTCATGCGCGATCGCGTGTTGCGCTCCCATTGGCTGTCCGCCAATTCCGCCGAAATCAGTTTGTCCGGACCAAAGACGCTGATGCGTTTTTCGTCAACCGCTTTTCTAACCGACTCACGGCTCCCACCCGAGAGTCCGCGCGCCTTCCGGCTGCGCGCGTACTCCGCCTGCGTCAACAAATTGGGGTCACTTTTCGCCATGCGTCAACCTAGTTGTCAACATTTCCACAGGTGGCCGGCTAGCGCTTTTTCGCGCTCGTTTCGGCCCGTGTGAAGCTTGGGCCTGGAAGGACCCAGACCGGGGGGTGGGGTGGTGGGTCATGAGCGGTTGAACTTCTGGGTGTAGAAGCGCGCCTCGCGCTCGAAGATCTCGGGAAACTTTTCGTTGATCATGCGGAGGACCAGCTCTTTGATGCGCTTGGTGTTGAACATCTGCTGCACATCGATGGTCTGCACGGCGACGATTGGCAGCCTGGCCTTGTCGACGCGCTTGAACACGGTGCGCCCGCTGTTGCCGATGAAGGCGCCCTTGATCACCTTACGCCCGCCATTGCGCAGGATCTTCACGCTCACCCCTTGGGCTGTCTTGCGGGCCTCGAAGTTGATGACGTTGATGGAGCGACCACGCTTTGTTGGGGATTCGAGCTTCCCCTCGATGCGATAGACGCCACCGCGATAGGTCGCGCGCTCGATGCGCAGCGCCGCCTTGACCTTGTCGGCCTTGATGTTGAACTCGCTACGGATGGCGCGGCTCATCCGCGTCTGTGCCTGGGCCAGCGTTCCATTAACCGCGCGCACACCAGCCTTAAGCGCCACATCCTCACGAAGTTGGCCGAGCCGACGGTCAACCGCTGGGAAGTTCGTCTTGATCGAGATCTGCATCAGCCTTTCCTCATTCCTTTTTCTTTTCTAAAAATAAATAGTTACGCTGTTACGGGCGCGCGTAACACCCAAACCCGCGCCCCGCCTGTGTTGTTACGGTGTTACGGTGTTACGGAGGCATCGCGCACACATGCACGCATGCGCACGCCCGCACATGTATAGGGGCCGTCTGTAACGCCGTAACACCGTAACAAGCCGCACCGGCATTGGGTTTGCGTGTTACGCATCCCTGTAACGCCGTAACAATCCACAGGCTCATTCCGCACCGCCATTTCCGCTGCTTTCATCACCAGGGGACCGGGGATAACTTCCGATTCCAAGGTACTTCATCAGTGCTTTCTCAAAACTCTCCACACACTCAGCCGCCCACTTGCCTTGCTCTTCTTCAGGCGGAGGAAGGGTGAGAAACATGCGCACAGACTTGCGACCTTCCAAGGTCGGCGGCGTCATGACCTTCTCCTGTGCATAACTGTCTTCTGCCTCGGCCATCCGCAACACCATGCGCGTGAAGGTGGGGCGCTGGACCGGGAAGCGGTCCCCTACTCTCTGGGCGTACTTGAGATAGGCCCGATAAGCCTGCTGGACAGCGCAGGGGTGGTATGGAAGGTCTATCTCGCCGCTGTGCCACTCCAGCCAGAACCGCTCGGCGCTCTTGCGGTTGATGTCTATCAGGTCGCGTTTGGCGGCCGTGGCGGGCGCTGGCGCGTAGGGATCGAAGTCCGCGAGGGGGTAGTCCAGCAGATAGGCGTAGAACGCCTCAGTGCCCCCCGTATCGCGCCATTGGCCCAGGGCCTTGTAGTAGGCGAAGGGCTTGGCCCTGGGCGTATACACCACCAGGTAACGCCGGTCGCTGTTGTCCAGCGCCAGCGGCGTGATTTCGTTGGAGAGAAAGCCCACGTTCATGTGGTTGGCCTCCTCGCGCCTGGGCAGGTTCTTTGGGTTGATCTGCACCGTGGGCGACGTGATCAGCGCCTTGAGCCGGTTCTTGTTGTGCACCAGCTCCTGCCGGCTTGAGACCTCATCGCCGACCACAAAGAGCTTGCAGGAGCGCCAGTCATTGAACTTGTCTTCCAGCTCGTCCTGTCCCACCAGTGCGCCGTATTTGCCGTAGATGCTGGCCACCAGGTCGAACAGCATATTTTTGCCGGCGCCCTCGTCGCCGTGCATGACCACGCTGGTGCGCAGCTTGGCGCCCGGGTGCTGCAGGGGGTAGGCGAACCAGCACATCAGCCAATGCATGATCTGGTCGCACTCGTCGGACTCTTCACCCGCGCGGCTACACAGGAAGCGGATCAGGTCCAGGATGGGCTTCACATCACCCTTCTGCGGTTCCATGCGGAAGCCGTCAAACAGGTTGATGCAGTGCTCGGGGTCGCAGGTATTCGTGGGGTCGAACACCACATCCTCCTGCATCACGGTCCGCCGGCGCTCCGACGCCTTCCATATCTTGACCATATCCGCGCCATGCGCGTGCGCCATGTTGGCCAGCTTCATGATCATCCGTTTGCCGCCGTCCCACACCGTGTCGGTGCCGTAGATCAGAGTGAAGTTCTCCAGCAGATAGGAGTACTTACCCCAATCGATCGTCTTTTCCTTTTTCGGCGCTTTGGCGGCTTTCGGCCCAGCCGCAGGGCTATCCCCCCCGGCCCCCGGTTCTGGCGCAGCCGCGCCAGATACAGGACGCGGGGCGGCACCTTTCTTCGCCGATGACAGCGGCACCACATTACCGGCCGGCGCGGCATCATCCGGTGGCGGCGCCTCGCCGGCCGGCATCTGTAGCACCGCGCGCTGGCCACTGGATGACATCGCGCTCACGATGCCACCCACCTCCAGCGCCTCCATCAGCGCCGCGGCGCGGTTGTAGCCAATCTTCAAATGCCGTTGCACCAGCGAGATTGAGGCCTTCTGGTTTTTCACCACAAGGTCCAGCGCCTGGCTGTAAAGCGGGTCCACCTCTGGCGGTTGTTCTGCCATCACCGTCTTGTGCTCATTGCCTGCAACACCCCACCGATCTGGCGCGCCACGGCGTCAAGGCCCTGGCGCTGGTGCAGATCGTTGAAATCCGTGTCTTTTTCCTGACGCGTGGCCGGGTCAAACACCGGCCACACAAAGTCGCAACTGCTCACCTCTTTCGCCACGCGGCGCGCCATGGTGCGGCCAGGGTTGCAAAGTTCGCCCGTTTGTTGATCGCGCGTGCGCCAGTCGTCGTCCGCGCAAATCAAAATCCTGTCCTCGGGATAGATCTCACGCAGCAGCCGCACTACGTGCTGCAGGTTCCCGGAGTCCAACGCCACATACACCGGCACCTGGTGGCCCGTCGCCATGCGCACCGTGAGGCCCGTGCAATATCCCTCCACAACCAACAGCACATTGAGCGCCGCCGTGTCGTGGTCGCCCAGCCGCAGCGCGCAGCCGGGCTTGGCAAAACCCTTGGTGTAAAACTTCGCCCCATCGGGCTTGATGCGCTGGACAGCACGTAGCGCGTCCGAGCGCGGCATGTCATAGCGCAGCAGCGGTATCACTACCGTGCCGTCTGCAAAATAGCGGCAGGCCTCGGGCGTCACTCCTTTACGCTCCAGATAAGGGGAATGGCCGCTACGGTCCGCGCGCTTCCACAGATCCAGCGCCCCCATGGCCGCCAACTCGGCTTCATGGCGCCGGGCCTCATCCCTGGCCGCACGGGCCGCGGCATGCTCTGCCGCCATACGTGCGCGCTCGGCATCGCCCAACGGCTTCCAGTCGACCTCGACCTTCTGCTTGTCGCCCGATTTGTAGGAGCCAAACACCCCAACCACAAAGCTGCCGCCGGCGTCTGGGCGGAAGGTGCGCAGCCAGTACCACCACTTGCCCTTTTTGCCGCAGGTTTTGCGCCTGGGCGCGTCGACATGCAGCGGCAGGTCCTTGTCGCGGAACTCCACGCCAAAGGCTTCCATTTGTTGGACGACGGAGGCCATGTTGTCCACTCAGTTGGCCCCGCCATGTTGAGGAGACGCCGCCGCGTTGAGCCTCTCGTATTCGGCTATGAGTTCCTGGGTCGCGATGGTGAAGCTCACAACGCCGGCTGTCACCTCGCCATACGCCCGGAGCACGCGCCAGAACTCATGCTTCGGGTCAAAGACCCAGGCAACGCCATAACCTAACGGCGCCATCGCCATAGCCAGCAAGGTGAACAGCAAAATGGCCGTCTGGGTCATTTCGCCCGCCCGCGCTTCGTTGATTCGTTTTCACGCTTCACCTCGCGCAGCAGCGCCTGCATGTCGCGAATCACGCCCGTGGCATGCCGCTCTATCAGGCGGCGCTCGTTGTCGCTGATCTTCCCGTCAGCCCGCGCCGCCGTCACGTCTGCCAGCACCTGCGACGCGCCAGTGACCAAGCCGACCGTCGACGCCATCAGGCTGCCCGGCCCGGGCTCGCCATCACACGCCTCCAGCGGCACAAACCCGCCCACGGCCGCGGCCACGGCGTTCACGTAGGCATGGCAATTTGGCGACTGCTCCGCCACGCACAGCTCGGAGATCAGTTGCGCCGTCGCGTCGCCCAATTTGAATTTCGGGTCCTTTCCAGACAGCTCCTTGCGCAGCGTCTCGGCGTTCTTGCCGATGCGCATGGCGACGACCTCGCGCCCACCGGGGAATGAACTCACCATTAAATTGAGTGCATCAGAAGTATTCATATCCAGTCAGCCAACTTTTGGATGTGTTGCACCGCACCATTTCGGGCGAAAGTAGCGGCCATGAAGACAAAGAACCCCGCCGCCCTGACGCACCAAAGCCGCCGCACTTGCCTGCGCGGCGACAACCGAAAGGGAGGAGAAAAACCAGGCGCGCCAGGCGTGATGGCGGCGGGGGAAATGGCGAGCAGCCCCAAGGATGGAGGGTGGCGTGCGAGCACGGCCACCCCAAACGAGGGGTCCACTCATAAACGGGTAGAAGAATTCAGAGGGGCAGCGCATAGGCGACCCCGGGTAGACGCGCTGCGGCATAGCGCCAGAATGAAAAGGAGTCCATCACGCCCCCGCAGGTGCAACAGGCTGTGGCGCTGGCTCAGACCGCGATGGTTGCCCCTCGGTGCATGGCGTCCTGGCTTGGACCATGGACTCCAAGGTGACTACGCCTCCTGTGAAGTCGCGAACCGCCAACTTGAACTTATCCGGCACCCCACCCTCAGCGATCTGGCTCATTCGCCCTCGAGAGATACCCAGATGTCGCCTCAATGCGGTGGCGCGCCCGCGTTCTTCATCCAGCCAAGCTTTGAGTTCCATTCCAAAAGTTTAGTTTTAGCGAAACTCAAAGTCAAGCAATACCTAAACCCTTTTTGTTTATGCTTTGCTAAACATGAGTGATGCACACCGAAAGGCGAGACTCAAACACCTGATTGCCGAAGACTATGGAAAGCCGGCGGTGTTCGCTGTGGCCGCTGGAAAATCAAAAGGCCGCGTCTCCCAGATGTATGGACCTAATGCCCCTTTCGGGGAATTGGCCGCGAGGAGCCTGGCGCAAAAAATAAGGCTACCAGATGACTGGTTTAACAACAATTGGCCAACCCCAAAGGAGGCAAAACGGTTGGGCGTTTTGGTGAGTGAGCCATATCCCTCCTCTGAGGCCGCGACAACTTCCAAGGCACCGATCCAGCTAAGTGCAGTTCGACAAACACCAGGCAGCCTACTTGTGCAACTCGGTGAGGCCCTTCGCCTACTGGACGCAACCGACAGGGCCATCGCGGGACTTATCTTGCGCGACCTTGCCGCAGATCCAACTCAAGCGCAGGAGATGGGCGATAAGCTCGATCGCTTGGTGGGGGGAGTCGCGTCAGCAGGGGATCACAGAAAGGCTGGATAAAACCGGCAGCAACAGCTCGAATTTATCAATTCAGGCCGATACTCTAATAGATTCATCAGTTTTAGGTAGCCTATAAACACGTAATGGAAGCTACTTAATACTTTTTAGCTTATACAGAACCCGCCCATGAGGCGGATTTTTTTTGCCAATTGCAAATAAACACGGAAAAATAGTTTAGCTTTAGCTTGACTTATGTTTCGTTATAACTAAACTTCGGTCTCGGTCGCCGCATTTGCAAGTGGCGACGCCAACCCAATGGAGGCCGAATGAAAACCAGTTCCCCTACCTCAGCCAGTGCACACGCATGCACTCGCATCACCTTCGAAGTTGACCCTCGCAACCTTGAGGGCTACACGGACGAATACATCGTCCAGCTCTGGCATATAAGCCAAGCCAACCCGGCACCCTTTGGCGATTTAGCGGCCTGCGAGTTCGCTGAACACGTCGGCCGCGAAATCATTCGTCGGTTTGTCAGCACGCAACCACCTCAGTTGTGGTCGCACCATGGGCGCCACCCTGCACAGGCCGAATGCCTTGCCGGGAAAACCCAATCCACCGCAGGCGATGCACCGCCTGAAATAGGCCAACCATGGGCCAGCCAGGGTGGCATTTACCTTGGCATCCATGAGGGCGCACACCTCGTCGCAATGACCGCGCCGGCCTACAACTTTAATGGCCGTTGGGGCGAGTACGACCAGAACGTCATCGGCGCACAGAGCCGCACGGACGGTGTGGCCAACACCATAGCAATGGCAGAGGCAGGCAGCGAGATAGCGCTCAAGGTGCTGCATCTCGATTTCGACGGTCTTAAAGACCTCTTCATCCCCAGCCAGACCCAACTGCAACACGCTTATGCCGTCGCACCCGAGTGCTTCGAAAAAACCGGGTGGTACTGGAGCAGCACGCAGGGCTCGCGCTACAACGCCTTCGTCCAGCACTTCGAGTACGGCTGCAGCGACTGGCTCCTCAAGGCCAGCGAGTTTCGGGTTCGTGCTTTCCGCGCGATTCCCCTTTAACCCTTCATTACTTCAATACCTCCTCTCTGAGCGCGTAGCGACGAAATTTTTGGAGTTCCAATGAAAACCACCACAGGAGCCTGCCATGACAAAGACCATCATTTTCTCCGCGCCACAGGGATGGGGCAAGACGCGCAACAAGGCCAAGTTGCGTGCGGAGTTCGGTTGCAAGCAAGTGATCGACGGCTGGTCACTGGACGACCCGATTCAAAAAAACGGCTTGCATCTGACCAACGTACCGCCAGGACAGTTCCGCAACAACAAACCCGAGCTGTATACGCTGGTTTCGCGCGGCTGGCCGTCCTAG